TTTGTAATAAGAACTGGCAAGAAGTATTATAAAATTATACAACAAGACTTCGATACTTTCAGAGATAGAAATGAATATAGAGATGGAAGTGTTCATGCCTTTGTTGATAAGAATACAGGTGAAGTTTATAAACCAGCAAGTTGGAAATCTCCAGCAAAATATGTAAGATATGATCTAAGAATTATCAGAGATCGTAATAACTTACATGATCCTAAGTTTACAGGATGGGCAGGTGGTTATCTCTATATGAGATAATCATCCCCACAAATTGCAAACCTTACTTAACATTTATTATGCTTGATTTTCTATCTGACGTATTACGAGACTACTGCACATTGCATGATTTACCATTCATTTCAGCAGATGATTTACTCTATGAAAGTGATAACAATTCAGACATGGATTGCTACACTAAGTTAACATCAGAGCAACAAGATTGGTTATCATGTTATATTAAAGTGTGGGACATTATTCAACAGGAGGTGTAATCATCATGTATAAAAGTGAATCTTTTGGAAGAATCTTCTGGGTTGATGATAACAATGATTTCAAATCATGCCCACTAAATGTAGATGGGACTGGTGATTTTGATGTAGAAGATTATGTATCAGAGTGGACAGATTGGGAGGGAGTTAATTATGAAACTCTCTTTAATATCCATCAGTCATGTGTAATTAACAAGAATAATTACGCAGGTTCATTAACAATCAATGGGGTGTAATATGAGAACAATTCATGTTACTAATGACGAACTATATGAGTTCGTTAAGTTATACGATACACTCAGAGATATGGACTTTGAGTTAACAGAAAATCAAACAAATGTGTTTGATAAAATCTTATCTATGGACAATTAATCATGGCATATCATCACGAATGGTCACAATCTTACATGAAAGATTATCAATTAACATGGGAAGAACATCACTTAAATAATGAGTGGTTCAACAATATGATTAATAGATTAACACCAACTGGCAAATTATATGTCCCACTAATTGATAAAACATTCAACAGATTAGGAGAAGAAGTATGTTAGTTAACCTCACTAAAGATGAACTTAAGAAGATAATCTGGTGGTTAGATATGACAACAGACAAACCACTTGCTGATAAGTTAAGACCAACACTTGATGCCTGTGAGTGTCAAGCACAAAAGGAAACTTCACCCCCTAATTAACATGATCTTACAACTGATTACCTATGCTGTTATTGCATTAATACTTGGTATTATAGCAATTACATTGATATTCAACCATTACAATCCTCATCACTAATGAACAATTACTCAGAGGAAGATTACCCTAATTTGTATCAAGAAATCCTGAAGGATTACCACTGGACTTGGGGTAAGTTTAACCCGAACAATTACCCTACTATTGATGAAACAATTAAAGCAAATTGGAGGCATGATGATGACAACAACTAAGAAACTTTTCGTTCCTAAGTATAAGTATGTCGATAGATATACTCGTGCAGGTAATAACGGAAAGGTTATAATCTGTCCTGAATGTAATAACGAAGCACGAGTATTTCACTTCAGTTGGAGTGCATTAGGATGTCAACATTGCAAGTACATTGTTGATAAGTATGACTGGAAGATTGCAGGAGCAAACTAACATGAATTGGACACTAACTGACACCTATGAGTATCACTCACCAGATGCACATTACTGGAAGTTCGATAACTTTGAAGAAGCAAAGATTACAGGTGAAGAGTTAACATCAAGCATACAAACATTGTACTTGTGGAAGGAAACAATAGGGCAACCGATTAAGTGGATGAAGTTTACACATAGTACACCTAATCGTGTTTAATTGTTTAAGCTATATGCCAGTTCACAAAGTGTCAACAGGTCGCTTGATTTTTGCCCCATTTTATGTAAGAATAGGTACATAATCAATCGAATTACTATTATGTCTTGCTTACAGAATGAAACACTATTAGAGAACATCTACGATGAAGTTTGGGAAGAGTATAGAAAGAATCACAACCTAACTTCAGATCAATTATATACATTAGAGCAGAATTCTCCTACTGGTGTTATACAATCAATCGAAGATGAAACTAACAAAAGATTTGAAGATCTTTGCCAATAAGTAACAACAACCGTACACCACTATTTTATTATTATCATGTCTTATTATCAGTACAAAGTTAACTGCCCATCGGCACCTTTTGAGAATACAATGTTTAGAACATTAGACGAATGTTGGACATTATGTTTAGAATTATCCGAAGAATATGGATATTCAGAAGTCCTATTCTGTGCCTTAAATGGTAATCAAGTGCCAATGGGTTCTTATACTAATGGTCAGTAATATGGATCTTAAGTTATACACTACTGGTCGTATTATTGGATCATTCTTGATAGTAACTGCTTATTATGTTGTATTACATATAAGTGCATATATTGGTTCATTAATGTATCTAACTGCCAATGCAATTAGTCTCCCTTTCTTTATAAAAACTAAGGGATATGATGTGGTGGTTATGTTAACCTTTTTAATGGTAATATCACTTACCAAAATTATTAATTAGTGTGTGACAGATAATAAACTGCCATACACTTTTCCCATTTCGCTCTATTCTGGGTTATTATAATAGAGTACCAAACAAATTTACTTTTCTTTTATTATGTCAAACTTGATTCAATTTACAGAAGCAGAGTTGGAGACAATCGCTGCTGCTATGGATGATTACATTCATTACGATGACGAAAATGCCAATGAGGATGAACTAATTGGCGGTTTATCTGTGAGTGATAGAGTGGATTCTATCAATGCTAAGATTAACTCTTTCTTCGCAAATGGAGGTGCTAAGTAATGCAAATCTGTTCTAAAAAGGGATCTATGGTATTAGATTTCTATCCAATTAAGGATTGGAATGATAACATTATCGAGGGTAAATTCCTTAGAATCTTATCATTTATGGGACAAACTCAAACCAAAAGAGTAGTCACCAAAGAAATTATGGATGAGGATGTTAACAATAGGGTTAACGATTACGGTTATGTAGTAAGAGATAACCTATTCAGATTTCCACAGTATGTTTCATCTGAGAGGTTACAATCATGCTAAACAAAACATCAACAATTATCAACAGAATACAGTCAGTTGATAACTTTTTAAATCTTGCATATTTCTGTGAAAGTTGGCAAGATTTCATTGAAGAATTGGGTGAGTGGGGTGTATATAGTATTGCTAAAATCGATTTTGATGATAAAGAATTAAATGTAGATTTACTTGACAACTTTATACTTAAGGAGTGCAATTAACTATGTCAAGTTTACAAGAATTCGTGGATTATGTGTGGAGTTTCTATAACCCACAATCCGAATTGTATCCGATTAAAGGTTTAACTAAGAAGGATATATTTCAGGCGTTTTATGTGTACAAACACCGATTATTACACTCACAAAATGAACATTATACGTGGGGATATGGTGATAGTTTAGATCGTGAAAGAGTACGAGATATTATACTTGAAGAACCACAATTTACATTTGGAGGTTAACAATGACTCAATCAAATTACGTTATTGGTGATACACCAGAGGATCTAAATCGTCTTCACAATGTAACACTTAAGGAAGGACAAATTAGTACTATTCTTTATGTTTTAGAAGGGTATATTCAAGGTTCTGATGATTATCATTTCGATGACGATTTCAAAGAGGATGTTGATAATATCTTTTATAGATTAGAGACAGTACTTGATAATTTCTATGATAAAGATAATGCCGAGAAAGTAACACGTAACCAACTCAAATCTATTAAATCAAATTTATTATGAACAGACCAAATCTTCCCCCAATACTAACAACAAAGGAATACAAATTGCTAGAAGCAAAGTATCAACAAGAAAAGAAAGATGTGCAATATTGTTATAAACCTTATAGGACAATTCACAACTACTAAATTATAACAATGAAGTTCTTTATTTCTAATGGTAAATGTTATCGTAATCACAAGTATAACAAACCTAAGTTATCAACCAAGGATCGAAAGTATCTAACATGGAGTACATCTTATAGAGATAAGATTCACATCTATTTCTCACAAATAGAGAATGACTTTCGACTCTTATATAAACCCTACGTTCACACTATCTAACAACAATCATGGCACAATCACCTGAACAATTACAATCTGAAGCAATGGAGATTATGGAACTAATTGAAGATGTAGTAGAGTATCATTGCGATGAAAAGTTAATATCAGGAGAGAAAATGTGGGTGATGATTAATGCACTTAGTCAGTACAAATTGAATGACTTTCCTATACACGAAGAGGACGAAGATTAACACACTAAGTATTAATGAAACCAGCTGAATCTTATGGATGAAAGTAATAAGAAAGAGATACAAAATGCGTATATTAACTATCACTCACCTTGGATAAATGCAAAAGAAAAGGAATATTGGAGAAAAGAGATTACGAGACTATGTAATAAGTATTATAGGTGAGTTTTCCACAGAAAGTGTTAGTTTTCCACAGATATTAGGTTAAAATGATGTTTTAAATGCCATTATAAATATACCTCTGTTTTATACTTAGTTTTCCACAATTGCTGATTTAATGATACTTAGGGTGTGGAAAACGTGTGGAATTGTTATAATTAACGTGTGGAATTAGTGTTAAGAATGTCTCAGAATCTTTATGTTAAATGTTACTTTCTTTAGTGATCTTGGCGGGCATTATATCATCAAAGCATAAAAATGTCAAGGGGTTGCTAATAATCACGGCACATGGTATAATAACACATAAGGAGGCAAATAGGCACAGAAAAGTAATGCCATTCAAGAAGAAGTTTCCAAACTCAGGTAACACAAAACACATCAGAATTCCAGAATGTTATGCACAACTCTTTATAGAGTTAGCATTAGTTATGGACACAAAATTCGAGAAAGATGTAAAGAAAGGTGAGAGAATCCTCAGGCGTTTTATACACAATCTCTCATAAGATTGCTGTGAGTTCTTATAAACAACTCTGAACGTATTTGAGACCTTATGTAAAGAGAATAGCTGTGACAGTGAAGAAAGTGGCACATACAATTACACAAATAGGGTAAAATCGGTTATTATTAAAGAGTGGGAGAGATACCCACAAAAATGTTACTTAACAACTCTAATTTCTTATGAGACTAATAGAAAAGCAAATGAATTTCGCTCTTTCAAATAGAGCAAACTGGTCTAAATCTAACACATCAGTTGTATACAATTCAAACACAAATTGCTCTTCTGTTTATCTACATGGTCACCAAATTGCAACTCTAGATCATAACAATCAGGCGTTGAAATTGTCATCCTGTGGTTATCAAACAAACACCACAAAATCACGACTAAATGCTATTTTATGTGAGATAGATTACGGTTGTAAAGTGTTTCAAAAGAATTGGGATTGGTACTTCAAAAGTAATAACAATCAGACAGTAGATTTCTGGGATGGAATGATACTTTGTGGGGGCAATATCCTCTAATCAAAGTAACACTTTAAATCCTCTAATCCTCTCTAAATTCTTATTACTTATGAACACCTATTCTCCAGACATTTATAACATAATCCTCAAAGAATATGAGGAATCTGGTTATAAACTATTCTACGACATGTTTGGTGTTTTAGATAACAACGAACCACTAAAGATCTTTGAGGGTGATTAACACCCTCTTTTTTATGATTTGCAGTCTTATGTAATAACCAAATAGAACAGATTAGCATTCTTAAGTATAAACAATAACCAGTTGTTTTGCGTTGTTGTTTGTTATCGCCCTTGGGCGTTGCCGTTTATAAAAAAGCTAGCTAACCTAACCTACAACGAACCCAGATCGAGTGAGTTATAAAAATTCCGAGGATATTCAAAAACCCCCAAGACCCCAATTGCGTTATAAAAAAATTCCCAGTATAAAAAAATGTTAAAAACCCCTTTGCAATATATACTTTTGAATGATATAATAAGAATGTTATGAGATTAGAACTAGACGAGTATGAGAAGGACACACTGGTCGAGACAATCCAGTATCGCATCGAGAACGACGAACACCTTCTGACCAACGCCTCCATTAAGGATGATCTCGAAGACCTTATAGACAAGTTTATAGAAGATGACTATTAATCCGTTAAGAATGCTATACTATCCAATATGTGGAGATTGTAGAACATGTAAAGAAATTGACAGGTTTGTACTAATGATGATGCTGATAATCGACGAGGATTAGAATGAATACTTATAATATTAGTGTAAATGAAAGATTAGTACTACAGGATGTTCCTGAGAAGAACGTAGAGATGCGTAAGGAGCAAATTGCAGAGATTATCTGGATGAAATCGAAAGAACCGAACATAGAGACCATTAAAGATACAATTGATGTCACTCTAAATAAAAACTAACCATTGCAATTATTTCATTGAAGTGGTATAATAACCTTATAGTATTCCAAAGATTATGGCAAAAGGATTTACAGTTAAAACTGCAGCACCATTAAAGAAGAAAGATAAATCAAACGAGTTCAGTATAGAGAAAGCAAAGGAGATGGTCAAAGGTAAGACCATTGTATTCTGTCTACCTGGTAGAGGAGTCTCCTACATTTTTCTAAAGGCATTCGTTCAGTTGTGTTTCGATCTTGTGCAGAGTGGGGCAGCGATACAGATATCACAAGACTACTCTTCAATGGTCAACTTTGCACGTTGTAAGTGTTTAGGTGCTAATGTTCTTCGAGGCCCAGATCAAGTACCGTGGGATGGCAAACTTAAGTATGACTATCAGTTATGGATTGACTCTGATATTGTATTTGATGTCGAGAAGTTCTATCGCTTGGTATGGATGGATAAACAGATCGCAGCAGGGTGGTATTGTACCGAGGATGGAAAGACTACTTCCGTTGCACATTGGTTGGAGGAAGACGATTTCAGGCAGAACGGAGGCGTGATGAATCACGAGACTCTCGAAACTATGTCCAAGAGACGTAAACCTTTCACTGTTGACTACACTGGATTTGGTTGGCTATTAATTAAGAAGGGTGTATTCGAGCACGAAGGTCTTAAGTATCCTTGGTTTGCTCCGAAGATGCAGGTATTCGAGTCTGGTGAGGTTCAGGATATGTGTGGAGAAGACGTATCTTTCTGTTTAGATGCCATCGAAGCAGGTTTTGAGATATGGTGTGATCCTGGTGTCCGTGTGGGACATGAAAAGACTCGAATCATTTAGAGTCCTTATGAGAAAAAAATCGGCGTAAAAAAATCGCCCCGTTAAAGTAAACTAAAAGGAGAGAACTACTATGGGTATGAGAAGTCTGGTTGGTGATACACAAGTAGAAGCCAAACCAAAAAAGTCAAGACAAGGAAGAGGTAAACACTCAAAATACTCGGCAACCTCCAGAAATGGAGCAAAAAAGAAGTACCGAGGACAAGGAAAATAACATAAGACCCCCGAAAGGGGGTTTTTTAATGCAATACTAAATATAGTAGGTAAAAACTAGTGAAAATGACCGAAAATACAGTACGTGACCTGTGGGAAGACCCCAGAAAACCCAAAAAAAGGGTAATTCAGGAGTTAATGCATGACTATGCACCTAATTATGACCTAAATGAGGGGGATTCGGAGTTATATAATGACCCAAATTCGAAAAAACCATTATAGATATACTATAAGTGTATCCAAATTGAATGCCAGCATATACAGAACCAATTTCTCGTGGTTTTAAGGACATTAGTTTCTCATTTACGAGACATCCAGTTACAAATGACGTAACTGTACTTAGAAACGAGGATGCAATTAAAAAATCAGTTCAGAATTTAGTAAAAACTCGAATTAATGAGCGATTTTTTAATGATTTGTTGGGTCTTTCTGTTGAATCTTCATTATTTGAACTTGTAGGTAGTGATATTTCTTCTTCATTGACTGAAGAAATTAGAACATTATTGGAAAACTTCGAACCTAGAATCAAAGTATTGGATATTATTGTAAATGATACTCTAGATTATAATGGTCTGTACATTACTATTAAATACAGTATCATAGGATTACCTGTTCCGACTCAAAATATAGAATTTCTCTTACAACCTAGTAGAATATAATGGCATTTAATCAATTCACTAACCTAGATTTTAACGATTTGAAGGCTCAGATTAAGGATTATCTGAGAGCTAACTCAAATTTTAGTGATTTTGACTTCGATGGGTCTAATTTTTCTGTTTTAATCGATACTTTAGCGTATAATTCCTATATTACCTCTTATAACACCAATATGGCAGTCAATGAGGCATTCATTGATAGTGCTACTTTAAGAGAAAACGTAGTTTCATTGGCAAGAAATATTGGTTATGTCCCACGTTCAAAGAAATCTTCTACTGCAAAGATCAATTTTAGTGTAAATGTAAGTTCTTCTAAGGCAAAAATACTAACTTTACATAAAGGATTAGTAGCATCTGGTAATCTTTCTAATGGAGATTACTTATTTTCGATTCCAGATGACATTACTGCAAGAGCAAATGACAATGATATAGTAAATTTTAGTGATATTACTGTACATGAGGGAACATTACTTACAAAAACATTCACAGTTGATAATTCTCAAGTAGATGCAAAGTATATTCTACCAAATGCAAACATTGATACCTCTACAATTAGAGTCACAATAACAAATCCATCAGGAACAGAAGAAGTTTATAATAAGTACGAAAACATCTATCAAGTCAATTCTTTATCAAGATTGTTCCTAGTACAAGAAATAAGCGATGAAAGGTATCAACTTCTATTTGGAGATGGTACTTTAGGTAAAAAACCAGAAAATGGCAGTACAATTAAAGTTACTTATATTGTAACACAAGGTGAATTAGGTAATGGAGCTGCAAATTTCTCATTTAATGGTAAGGTAACTTATACAATTGGTGGAATTGACCAATCTGTTACTCAAGGAGTGTCTCTTATATCGACCACACAACCGTCTGAGAACGGTGCATCCATAGAATCTGTAGATTCCATCAAATATCTTGCTCCAAGGGTCTATGCGTCGCAGCAGAGGGCAGTGACAGCGAATGATTATATCAGTTTAATACCAAATCTGTTCTCAAATATCGATTCTGTCAGTGCATATGGAGGAGAAGAGGTTACTCCACCTGAATATGGTAAGGTTTATATCACAATTAAACCTCAAAATGGTGAATATTTGTCCGATGTCTCTAAAGAGGCTATTAGATCAAGATTGAAACAGTATACAGTTGCTGGAATTAAGCAAGAATTTGTTGATTTGAAGTATTTGTACGTTGAATACAATTCAACAGTCTCTTATGATCCTGGATCAGCAGAATCTAAGGAAGGATTAGCATCAAGCATTACTAATGCTATCTCAAATTACGCAAAATCAAGTGATATTAACCAATTTGGAGGAAGATTGAAGTATAGTAAACTTTTAAATATAATTGACACTGTTAGTACTTCAGTTACTTCTAATATTACTGTTCTTAAGATGAGAAGGAACCTAATTCCTGCTTATGACAAACTTGCTAACTATGAACTTTGTTATGGTAACCGATTCCATAAGGATATGGAAGGATTTAATATAAGATCGTCTTCATTTAAACTTCAAGGTGTTGAAGGTAGTGTATATCTTTCTGATTTACCCGATGAGACTGGTGATACTGGTACAATACGATATTTTACTATTGTTGACGAAAAACCCAACTATATTAACCTAAATGCAGGTACAGTTGATTATGCAAAAGGTGAAATTATCTTGTATCCAACAAATATTTCATCTACTGGACTTACTGATAAGGTAGAAATTGAGGTTATACCAGAATCCAATGATATTATCGCAAAACAGAACCTTTATATTGTGCTAGATACTACAGCAAACAGTAAATTGAATCTTTTGGAAGATATTGTCACATCTGGTCTTAATAGATCTGGAAATGAATACATCCCACCATCAAGCTTTGTAAGTACCAAAAACTATATTAGATAGAAATGGCAGATAAAAAAGTAAAAGTATCTAACATCTTAAGTAGCATAATACCTGATTACGTTGTATCGGAAAGTCCTTTATTTCAGGAATTTTTGGAGCAATATTATCATTTTGATGGTCATGAATATGGAATTGGAGATTTAGCTGAAAATATTAACGAATATAAGAGTATTTCTAAGTTATCAGAGATAGAGACAGTAAGAGCACAAACTATAACCCCAACTGGAGCAGCAACACCACCCCAAATAGTAGTGCTCACACAAAGAGCTCTTGCATTTGATGATGTAATCAATGTAAATCATACAAAGGGGTTTCCAGACGCATATGGCCTACTTAAAATAGGTAATGAGATTATTACTTATACTGGTAAAACTGCTACTTCATTTACTGGTTGTGCTCGTGGATTTAGTGGAATCGATAAACTTGAAACACCAGGAAATCCAGAAAATTTAGTTTTTTCAGAAACAGAAGCAAATCCACATGATGCACTATCTCCTGTCTTAAATTTAAGTTTTGTTTATTTGGGACAGTTCTATAATAAGTTTAAAAATCATTTTTTACCAGGAGTAGAAAAGAGACAATTTGCATCTGGTCTTTCTATTGAAAATATATTAACAAGAGCAAAAGACTTTTATGCATCAAAGGGAACTGATACCTCATTAGACATACTATTCAAGGTCTTATTTGGTAAACCAGTAACTATCAATAAACCATTTAATAGTACTATTGTTGCATCTGATGCTGAATGGAATAAGGGTGACCAAGTTATGGTTGAAGCCATAGAAGGAAATCCAATGAATTTGAAGTTTTCTTCATTATATCAAGGAGATTTAGATACATTTTCAGTTTTAACTAAAGAAAATTCTACTGCAAGTGGTGCAATTTCAAACGTAGAAGAGGTATTTTTAGAAAATAAGACATATTTCAGAATTTCACTATCAAGAGAAACTATCGATAGAGGAATTGATCCTCTTTTTGAGAATAGATTTACTATTAATAATAAGACAAAAGTTATTGGGACAAATGATACTATAGACACTGTAAGCGTTGATTCTACTGTTGGATTTGGTGCTACTGGACATTTTTGGTACCCAAATACATCTGGGACATATAAACAAGTATCATATAGTTCAAAATCATATAATCAATTCTTTGGATGTGTAGGTTTAACAACTAGTATTCCTCAAGATACACCAGTAATTAGCAGTAATTTTGTGTATGGTTATGAAGATAACGATACATCTAAAGTATGTAAAATGAGAATAAGTGGTGGTATTTCTGGCATTTCCACTGGTTTTGAAAGTACAAAGTTCCTTAATGTTGGTGATACAATTAGTGCAAGATATGTTGGTGAGAAAACAGATGTTTTGGAAAGAAAGTTCAATACTTGGACATATAATTCACCTATAGAATATGATGTATTATTGAAAGATGTGGTAACTGGAATATCTGGTATTCAAACTGGTGCTGGTTCTGGTGGTAGTATAACTCTTTTAGATATTCCAGCTATAAAGAAAGGTCATTTTATAGACGTATATGAAAGAGAGACTGGAGCATTTTTAGGAAACAATATGCCAGTAAGTGAAGTTACTGCTAATATTGTAAAATATACGAATGAGTTGAATGTTAATAATGTAGCAGATGCTGGAAAAAATTACTCTATAAGAGATAATATAAGATTTGTTTCTCCTAGACTTGGATTAGGAAATGTATTAGCAGATATTCAAAACTCATTTATTGACTCTAAAGGTAATGCATATATTGCTTTTTCTGGATATCCTTCAAGTGATTTTGACACTACTGACAGATCTAAGACATTTACATCTAAAAATGTTGTAGGTTCAGGAATATCAATTGCTGACCATGAATTTTTAAATGGAGAAAAGGTATATTATCAACCATCAACTGATGATAGTGGTGTAGTTGGATTGGATACTGGAATTTATTATGTTCAAAGAATTGATGATGATAATATTAGATTATCATTAAGTAGACAAAGTATTTTCAGTAATGATACATTATGGGATCTTAAAACTGCTGCTGGTTTGAGTACTCACCCATACTGGAATCAACTTCATGTCAGTTCTGGTCTTGATGAGCATAAAATTATACCACATAGTTTATATCGTGGCGGATCTTTAAAAAATCAGAATAATTTCAAAAAGATACCAATTAAGCCAGCAATAGCAAATAAACATGATGATATTATTGGTGCAGTTGGAGTTACATTAAATGGACTTGAATTGCATTCTGCAATTTCTCAAGATTCTGTTCATTATGGTCAAATTGACAAAATAAATGTTTTAACTGGTGGAAGTGACTATGATGTTATAAATCCACCAAATGTTTCAGTTGGAGATAGTGAAGGAAGTGCTATAGATTGTAATGTTCATTTGAGTGATGGAAAAGTATCCGAAATTGTAGTTACAGAAAGTGGATGGGACTATTATGCACCACCTGCAGTATCAATAACTGGAGGTAATGGTGTAGGTGCAGAATGTCAAGCAAGATTGCAAGCATTTACACATTCAGTTTCAGTTGGAGAAGCTAGTGTTGGTACAGCAACTACAATTGGAAAAATTACTCTTCCTACTGGTGAAACACATAGATTTTTAGATGGAGAGGAGATTGTATATACTACAACAGGTTCTGCTGTTGGTATTGCTAGTACTAATGCTCAATTAAATTATAATGCAGCAGGAGTTGGAGCTACAACATTTTTAATAGATGGTACAACGTATTTTGTTGCAAAAACTGATGATACTGAATTTTCACTTGCAATAACAAGAGAAAGGGCATTAAATAAAAAATTCTTGATTAATTTCTTAGATGATGGATCTGGAACTCATACATTCACGGCTAAAAGAAAAAGAAAGAAAATAAGTGAAATTGTAGTTAAGACATCAGGATCTAATTTTGGTTATAATAAGGTAGAGATAGATGCTCAGAAATATCCACCAGAAAATAGGTCTGGAATTTTAACTACTTTTGTTGGAATCAATACTCATGATGATTACATATATGCTAGAAATCATAACTTTGCTAGTGGTGATGTTGTATCATATTCTAATGGTGGTACAGTAATTACTGGATTATCTACTTCAACACACTATACAATTACTGTTATTGATAGTGATAAATTCAAATTAAGTGATAGTAATACAAATTATAGAAATAAGACGTATGTAAATATGTCTACAATTGGAGTTGGTACTCATACATTCGATTATCCAGAAATTAAAGTAAATATTGATGGTGTTACTGCTGTTGGTGTGGGAAGTACTGTTCTTCCTTCATATTCTGCTGCTAAAGCAATTCCAATTATAAAAGGTAAGGTTGATAATGTCTTTATTAGAAAAGGTGGTGTTGGTTATGGTGTTACTAATATAGTTAACCACATAAGACAACCAAAAATTGATTTATTTACTGGAAAGGGTGCAATTATTGGAGTATCTATTGGATTTGGTGGTAAAGTAGATAGTGTTAATGTTATAGATGGTGGATCCGAATATACAACCCCACCAGTCCTTGAGGTTGTTGGTGCTGGTAAACTAGCTAAGTTAAAAGCAAATATTGTTGATGGAAAAATAGATTCTGTAACTGTTATTGCTCCTGGAAAAAATTATATTCAAGGTGAAACTACTATAAGAATTGTTCCTGCTGGATTGGGAGCATTATTTAACTGTAATATTCATGAATGGAGAATTAATAATGTAAAGCGATATGAACATGTAATAGATGATAGTACTTATAATGCAGTTCAACTTAGATCAACTAAAGGGAATAAACTTGCTTCTTTCTTCGTACCTAAAAAGATTCGTGAAGATATTGGTGACAACTTAAAGGGTAATGGTGAAGAAAAACCAGTAGACCAAAGAGAGCATTCAAAAATTATTGGTTGGGCTTACGATGGAAACCCAATTTATGCTCCATACGGAAAAGATTTCAGTGCTAATGAAATTAGACCAATGAGGTCTAGTTATATTTCCAATCCAGTTTCTGATACTGGTATTAGACCAAATTATCCTACTGATTATTTTATAGAAGACTTTTATTTTAGTAAAGGAAGCGGAGATTTAGATGAATTTAATGGTAGATGGGAATTTAATGATGATTATCCTGATGGAATTTATTGTTATTATTCAACTATAAACGATTCTACTAGTTCTAGTCCAAAATTCCCATATTTGCCATTTAAACATCATAATGAATCTGATAAGTTTAATTATGATACATTAATTGACCAATCTGACGAATATATTAATACTGGTGAATATAAAAGAAGTATAACTCACTTAGGATTCGATAACCCTACTACTAAGTATAAGTTTGTATCAAATCAATTAGCATCTAATCCACTTTTAAAGATCGATTCTATAAGATCTTCTGGAGTAACAACTGTATTTGTTGATGATCCTGGTAATTCCTATAAAGTAGGTGATACATTAACATTTACAAATTCTGGTGCTGTAAGTGGAACAATTGATAAAATTTTTGGTAAAAATATAGTATCTATAGCAACAAGTGCAATAACATCAGATAATTTGAAATTTGCTATTAAAGGTAAGACTGTAACTGCTTTTAGTACTCTTCCTCATAATTATATTGATGGAGATTCTGCTGAAATTGTTGGAGTTAGTTCTGCTTTTTATAGTTACATTGAGGGAAATAGGACAGTAGGTGTAAAAACAACCACAACCATAGTATCTGTCGCTATTGCTGCAACTTCTGTAACTGGAGTATCTACATTTATATCTCTTAGCGAACCAACTAATACTGATAGATTTAGAGTTGGTGATGTTATTGAAATGCAGAGTGAGCAAATGCTAATCCTTAATAAGGATCAATTCAATAACAGATATAGAGTTGCTAGATTACATAATGGTACTAGTGGTACCACTCATGCGGTAGGTGTAGATGTTATTAAAAAACCATTAGAATTTACTTTCCAAGTAGATAAAACAACCCAGAATAAAAATATAGAAGAAGTTAAAAGGTTTAATTTTGATGGCCAAAGATCTGTAGGAATAGGAAGTACTGCTGTTGATGTAATTGTTGGATATGCTGGTAGTTTTACTCAAAGTAAGACTGTACCAGCAAGAGCAATATATGCACCAAATCATCCATTTGTAACTGGTCAAGAATTATCATATGTTGCTGTTGGTAGTACCTTAAAAGGAACTAGAGAATATGGTGGAACTGAAATGGATTTCAAAGATTTCAGTAAATTATATTGTGTCAAATTGAATGATGAATTTATTGGAATAGCAACAGAAAAAACGGGAGTATCTCAAGAACTTGGATTTACAACATCTCGTGTTTATTTCTCAACAGTTAATGGTAGTGATCATAGATTTGAGTCTATTCCTGAAAATATAACTGGCAAATCAATAAAAAGAGAAGGTAGATTAATATTAGATTCAATTCATTCATTAGAATTAAATGATATTATTTCTTTAAATGTTACTTCTAATAGAACAGATTCAATAACATTTAAGTATAACGATGATATTAAGAAACTAACATCTAATGAAAAACAATTTGTTTCAACTGCTGTTACTACAACTATTCATGAAATTACAATTCCAGATCACAAATTAACAACTGGTGATATTATTGTTTATAGTTCAGCAAATCCAGCAACTCCATTGGTAAATAATGGGATTTATTATGCTGTTAGAATATCTGATGATGTAATTAGACTTGCGGAAAATGCATATAATGCAAATAAACCTGCATACGAAGGCATTAAGTTTACGACTCAAGGTTCAGGAACTCATACAATTGCTAGTGTAAATCCACCTTTAAGTTTCTATAGAGGTAGTATTGTAACTCTGGATGTATCAGATTCTAGTTTGACGAACTATGATATTAATTTCTATAATGATAAAAACTTTATATCTAAATATGATTCATCTTCAGTTACAAGAGAAGGTGCATTTGGTGATGGAAGTTCTGGAAAAATTATTTTAGATATTGATGAATCATTCCCAGATAACATTTATTATCAAGTTGAAGGAGTTGGTTCAAATTACGTAAATACTTATGAATCTGCTACCAATACTGAGGTAAGAAATTATTCAAATATTAATGTAGTTGAGTCATTATTCAATAAAGATCATAAAGTTTCTGCTGGTATCGGAACAACTACATTTGCTATTACATTAGTTGGAGCTGCTGAAACTACTTCATATTCTTCTAGTGGATTTAGTAGTGCATTCTATACTACAAATTCTAAAACAGAAAAAGGTGGAGTCCACTCCGTAAGAATTAATAATGTAGTAGATACTGATACTTTAAGTAGAATAGTTTCTATTGGAACTACTGTTGGTTTTGACGCTGTATTTTCTGAAGAATCTAATGAAATAGGTCAAATAAATGGAGTTCAAATTTCTGATCAAGGTCTTGAGTTTACTAATGATAAAACATTAACACCTAAAGCTGATCCATTTGTTGTATTGAAGTTGAGAGATGTATATACTTTAGATTCTATTGGGGTTACTACTGGAGGAAATAATTATACTTCTCCACCAGTAACAGTTGCTATTGGTAATACTGTAATTAAAACCGATACTCATTTGGTCGGAAATTCTGTATCCAGTGTTGATGTTATTCAAAATGATACTGGTATTTCTGAAAATATAAAGATAATTCCTACTATTAACTCAAATGGTGTTGCAGCGATAGGTGCAACTTGTGATCAATTCCAAACTAATGAAATAAGAATAAGAGAGCCTATTGCTGGATTTACTAGTGAAAATTTCCCATTTTCTTTAGGAGATCTAATTTTTGTTGAAAATATAGACATAACTGATGATGGTGATGGATATAATTCCAGTGATTATGATTATCAGTACTTTACAGTTACGGGAATCAATACACTTGGTGGTAATGCAAGTGTTAAGTACTCTATTTCTGGTATAGGAAGTACAGCAGGAAATTATGACAATACAAGTGAGTTTGGTAGAGTAATTAAGGCAGTAGATTTAGCAGGATATGAAGCAAATGTTAAAAAAGTTCAATTCCTTGAAGGAGAGAAAATATCATCTTCTGATGGTTTAACATATGGATTTGTTGCCAAAGATGGTTGGAATAAAGATTCTCAAACATTAAAATTGAAAAATGTTGTAGGTAAATTTAAAGAAAAGGATAAAATTGAAAGTTCTCTTAGAAGTTCAAAATCTATAATTCAAAATGTATATGATTTTAATTTTGATTTAGAAGTCGATAGTTTAGTATCTAAAGCAACAAATTGGCAGACAGATAAAGGAAAATTAAGTCATAATGATCAAAGATTGCATGATAATGATTATTATCAGAGGTTCTCTTATGCAATTAAGGGTGAGGTTCCTTATGATACTTGGAAAGAACCTATTACAAGTTTAGGACACATATCTGGTTATAAACCATTTGCAGACTTAGAAATTATTCCAGCAGTTTCTAATACAGGTATGAGTACGTTTGCAGGTGATATTTCTTTAAAAATTGAACTTGAGAGTGATGCTTCAGTTTGGTGTAGGTATTATTATGACATGGGACTTGAAGATCCAGACACTACAACTAATACCCTATCAAAGATTATTACATTTAATGGAAAAGTTCTTACTGATTATAACGAATCAAGAACAAATAAAGTTCTTTTATTGAAGGATATTAGCGATCAATTTACTGGATTCACGACGACTACTGGTGGCCAAGTTGTAGGATTAACTACATTTGCACTTTATACTATTGACACTCCAGGTCAACCAAACACAGGAGTAAGTACTGAAAGATTATTCTATAAAACAGTTCAACCTTCTGTTGGAATTGATACTTCTACTGGAGTAATTACAATCAATGACCATGAATTTAATACTGGTGAAGAGTTAGATTATAGTGCTGATACAACTGCTATTAAGGTTGATAATGGTGGCGGTGGTCAAGTTTCATTAGGAAGTAAGGTTTATGTAATTAAAGAAAGTAAAAATACATTTAAAATAGCATCAAGCAAAGTTAATGCAAATGCTGGAACTGCTCATACTATTACAAACATAGTTGGAGTGGGAAATACTCATACATTTGCTGTTCCTCCAGAATTAGCTACTAATAGAGTTATGATCTCTATTGATAATATTATACAAAGTCCATTAGCATTTGTTAGGAATTTATCTGTTGGACTACAAACTAGTGCTGGTATAGGAACGGAAACATTATTCCTAGATGATACTGCTAAGATAAAAGGAAATTCCTTACTTAAGATTGAAAATGAGATCGTAAAAGTTAATTTAGTAGGAATAGGAACTACACCTGGTGATGCAACAGTTAGTTTGGGGTCTACACAAGCATTAAGTGTGACTAGGGGTGCAATGGGTACTGTAGCTGCTGCACATACCACTGGTGCTGGTGTAACTGTCCTTTCTGGTGATTATAGAATTCAAGATGGTAGCATTCACTTTATTGATGCTCCATATGGATATAGTGCAGGTATTGGATCTACAAGTATATTCAGTAATAAGTCAAGTTTTGATGGTAGATCATTCTATAGATTAAAGTATGATAACAACTTCATTTTTGATGATATATCTGAGAGTTTTGATAGTGAAGAAGATGAATTTATGTTATATTCTAATAATGTTGATATGTTAACATTAACAGCTGATGCTGGTATAACTACAAATTATGGATTCGTTCTAGTTAATAATATATTCCAAGATCCACATCATGGTGAAGGTGGATCAAGTTTGAATAAGTCTGATTATACTATTGCAGGTGCTGGAAATTCTATCACATTTGCTGGTACTTATTCTCCAACTGGAAAGATAGCAGGTGCTACTCAAGACCTTCCACAAGGTGGAATAATAAATGAGTTTGATGTTACTCCTGGATCTGGGATACAGTCCTCATTCAGAGCGACTGCAACGTGTGTAATAGGTGTTGGTGGTACGATTGCATCTGTAAGCATTGGAAATAGCGGAACAGGGTATTTAGAGGCACCTAGTGTAAGTGTTGCAACAACCGAGTCTCATTATGAACATAGATTTGTAAGTGCAGGTACTAATTCAGTTACAGATAATGGAAGTGGAACACATACACCAACATACGCAACATATAATTCAACAACTGGAAATTTGGTATTAACCATTCCTAATCATGGACTAACTACAAGTAATACAGTAGCAATTGCCAATGATACATTAGAATTTCAATGTTCAAGAGACAATTACACTAGCAATAAAACTTATCCAAGATCAACTGATCCAGTTTCTGGTATACAGACTGCTATTACTGCAAAAACCGATGATACTATAACAGTTAATGTTGGAGCAGGAGCAGGTATTGGTGCTTCTATAACTGCTACAATTTCTAATGGAATGGTTAGTGGATTAACAATAGCAAATGCAGGAACTGGTTATACATCAACTGATATGCCTACAATTATCATTGATGCACCTTCTCCTTGGAAGAATGTACCATTAATTGGTGGAAATGGATCTGGAGCTACTGTCGATCTTACTGTAGGAGTAGCAGGTAGTGCTATATCTTACAATTTGAATGATCCTGGAGTTGGATATTCAGTTAATGATGTATTACATATAGATCCACCATACACACCAGGAATTAGTACTTCTAGATTTACTTTAACTGTTAAGAATAGACATCAAGATAAATTCTCTGGATGGACTGTTGGACAGTTATTAGAATTAGATGATTTTAGTAGTCTATTCAATGGGTTTAGAAAGAGTTTCTTAATTACAAGAACTATTGTTAATAAAGAATACTATAGTATTAGAGCAATGCAGGATTCTGGAATTGTTCTTGCTAATAATTTATTCATCTTCATAAATGATGTTTTACAACAACCAAATCAAGATTATGAGTTTAATGGTGGTACTAGGATAAAATTTATTGAAGCACCAAAACCTGGAAGCAAACTTAGAATATATTTGTATGTTGCTTCTACAGAAGATTACTTAAGTGTTGATGTTGACCAAACAGTTAAAGAAGGTGATGGTCTAACTTTACAGGAATGGAGAACTGATGATGTAAGTAAAATTCCATCTTGGACTACAGCACAAGATGAAAGAAAAATTTATGAGTTATTATCTTCTGATTCAGTACAAACACAGGTTTATGGCGGAGTTGGAATTAGAACAGATGGTTTTGAAAGACCAATTAAATGGTGTAAGCAAACATCAGATATGGTTATAGATGGTGTATACATTTCAAAATCTAGAGTTTCTTGGGCTCCCCAATTAACTCCATCTACAAATATTATTAAAGATGTTAGTTCAACCGATAATAAGATATATGTGAAGAATACATATCCAACATTCTCACATACTGATGATTTGGCACAAAATTTAAATGATATTAGAATAATTTCTCAAGATGTAACTAGACCTGCTTTTGCTACTGCTAGTGTTTCGTTAAGTGGGACCATTTCTACTATTACTATTACAGATGGTGGATTTGGATACACATCTGCACCTCAAGTTTCTATACAACCAATGCCAGAACAAGGTTATGGAGTAGGAACAACTGCTACTGGTACTGCAAACATAACTGCTGGAATTGTTACTTCAATTACTTTGACTAATGTTGGTGCTGCATATAGTAGTGCAAATCCACCAGTAGTATTGATTGAACCAGAAGGAAGTGTTGAAGAAAAAATTGAAAAAGTTACTTATGATGGTGATTATGGATTAGTAATTGGAATTCAAACAGCAACTATTACTAATGCTGGTGTCACAACACATCAGATCATATATGATCTAATTCCACATCCAAATATTGTTGCAGCAAAGACTAAATCAGGTCTTGCAACTGGTGACTACTTTGTAATTGATAATACCAACCTTGGTTCACCTAGCATTGGAGTTACTGCTGTTGGTGTTAATACTGCTACTACAGTAGGTATTGGAACACAGTTCTTAAATAGTGTGTACCAAGTATATCATCATGAGCATCAACCAACTGGTGCAGGATCATCTACTGTTCGTGTTACATGTAATGTTCAGGATCATCAAGTAGGAATAACTACTGCAGGTTTAGAATCTGTAATTCCTGGAGCAACTGGGCATAAAAACGCAGGTACTTATACTTGGGGTGTTATAAATGTAAATAGAAATGCTAATTCTAAGTCATTTAATGCTTATACTCAAAATGGTGTAGGTAATCTTAATGACTCAAATTATCAAATTGGACTATCAACTAGTGCCTATGTCTCTAGACTATTGGGTCTAAGAGAATCAACATAATCAAAATACTGTATAAATAATCAAAAAACTATAGCAATGCCAGCAATAATCTCTGATCAGTTTCGAATATTGAATGCTGAAACTTTTGTACAAAGTTTTACAGGTATTGGGACAACTGCTAATTATTACACATTCTTAGGACATCCCAATCCTGCTAACGTTACTATTCCAAATTATGGTAATGCTGATTGGCCACAAGAACCAAAAGATTCCTTTGAACAGGAGTATGGTTATCATGATAGTATGATGTTTATGAAGAGGATTACTTCGGAAGACATTGCTAGAGTAGTTCCAAGGTATGATTGGCAGTCTGGATCTACCTATGATATGTACAAGCATAATTATGATAGTGTTAATACTGCTCCTCAATTATCGTCTAGTACTCTATATGAAGCAAAATATGTTGTCATTAATTCTGAATATAAGGTATATCTTTGTATAAACAATGGTCAAGATCCAGAAAACCCTCGTGGAAAGAAATCTGTAGTTGAACCAAATTTTGTTTCTACTATTCCTCAAGCTGCTTCCGTAACAGCACAAGATGGGTATGTATGGAAATATCTCTATACTATTTCTCCTGCTGATGTTATAAAGTTTGCTACTGAAAAATATATACCATTACCAAAGAAATGGGGCGATGCCAATACAGAAACAGTAAAAAATGCTTCTCAAACTGGAAAAATTGAGACTGTAGCTATTACAAATAGGGGAATTAATTATACTTTAAAGGAAGGATCAACAGTTAGACTTCCGATTCTTGGTGATGGTACTGGAGGTGAAGTTACTATTACTATTGCTAATAATGAGGTATCTACTGCCACTGTAACTGCTGGTGGAAAGAATTATACTAGAGCATTTGTAAGAATGGTTACTGGTGCTGTTGGATTGAACGTAGATGCAACTGGTAATGCTATTACAGTTGATTCAGGGTTAAATGCAACATTTGAAGTTCCAATTCCACCAAAAGGTGGTCATGGATATGACATTTATAGGGAATTGGGTGGTCATAGAGTAATGGTTTACTCTAAGTATGATACTAATGCTGATTATATTATTGGCAATGATTTTTCTAGAATAGGAATCGTAAAGAACCCAACTGTATTTGCTAGTAAAACTGAAGTATTGGATGTGTCAACTGCAACTAGTCTTAGTGCGTTGAAAATGGCAAATCCAGAAATTGGTGATTATCCAAACAATGAAATAATAACACAAACTGTTGGTGTTGGTTCTACTGCAGTTGGTTATGTTGCTTCATACAGTAGTGATACTGGTGTTTTGAGATATTACCAACCATCAGGTCTTTCTGAACTTAGTGGTTATGGATATAAAGTCTTAGATTTTACTAATTCCACACAAGCTGGTATTGGAACAGTTATCAACGTAGGAGTGGGTACTGCTTTGAGTATAGATAATACATTCGATGGCTCAAGTCAAACTATTAATAATAAAGTTATTCAGTTTGGTCAAACTTTTGATAATGGAAAGGCAAATCCTGATGTTGAACCATATTCTGGTGAAATTATCTATGTTGACAATAGAGCACCTATAACTAGGTCTAAATCACAAAAAGAAGAGCTAAAAATCGTAGTAGAGTTCTAACAAATGACACAAAATACCAATTTAAACGTATCGCCATATTTTGACGATTTCGATGATAGTAAAAATTATAATAAGGTGTTGTTTAAGCCTGGATTTCCTATCCAAGCAAGGGAACTTACTACGCTGCAATCAATACTTCATAATCAGATAGAGAAGTTTGGTCAATATTTCTTTAAAGAAGGTTCTGTAGTTATTCCTGGTGGTATAAGTTATGATACTAACTACACTTCAGTAAGATTAGAATCATCATTTTTAAATGTAACTGTCAATTCATATACTGATGTATTAGCAACAAAAAATATTAAGATTAAAGGAGAAACTTCTGGAGTTACTGCTACAGTTGTTAATAGACTTACTGAAGTAGAATCTACTGATAAATTTGACACATTATATGTTAAGTATAATTCTTCAGGTACTGATAATAGTACTAGAGAGTTTTTAGATGGAGAAAATTTAATAACACTTAGTGATATTGATTATAGTAATACTAAAATTGAGGCAAATGCTACTTTTGCTAAGTGTATTGATAGTGGTGCAACAAAAACTGGATCTTCTGCTTCAATTAGTGAAGGAATATATTTTATTAGAGGATACTTTATAAAAGTTCCAACAGAAACATTAATATTAGATCAATATAGTAATTCACCTTCATATAAGGTCGGATTTAGCATTTCAGAAAAAATAATTACTGCTACTACATCAAATAAGGATTTATATGATAATGCTCAAGGATTCTCAAATGAAGCTGCTCCTGGTGCAGATAGATTCGCTATTGAATTAAAATTAGGCAAGAAACTTCTAACGGATGCCGATGATAAGAATTTTGTTGAATTACTTAGAATTCAAAAAGGTGAAATATTCAAATTTGAAAAAGGTGATGATCCACAATTTGCATTTGTTGAAGATGCATTAGCAAAAAGAACATATGACGAATCTGGTGACTATTATGTAAAACCATTTTCTATTGATATTAGAGAAAGTCTTAATGATAGATTAGGAAATAGGGGATTATTCTTTGAAAACGAATTAACTCAGAGTGGGAACACTCCAACTGATGATTTCTTCTGCTTAAGTATTTCTCCAGGTAGAGCATATGTTAAAGGGTACAGAATAGATAATCCATATACTACTTCTATAGATGTTCCTAAAACAAGAAGTATACAGTCAAAGGAGAATGCCACACTTCCAATTCAAATTGGAAATGTAGTAGAAATTAATAATACTTTTGGAGCTCCAATTACTGGATATGGAACTACTCAAAGTACTGTCAATTTATTGAATAAAAGATTAGCAGATACTAAATATCCAGAATCTGGAACAGAAGTTATAGGTAAAGCAAGAGTATATGATTGGAATCAAAATAGTTCAGGTATATCAACAACTTATGAAGTTAGATTATTTGATATCACTACTTTTAGTAAGGTATCTCTTAGTCTTGAAGCAACTGTACAGGAAAATGACCATGTTAAAGGAAAGTATAGTGGTGCTTCTGGATTTGTAAATTTTGCACCAGGAACTGAGAGTATTGCTGGAATCGGTACTACAACTACATCATTAACACTACAAGACGTAAAAGGTAGTTTCCAGATTAATGAACCAATCATACTTAATGGTAAAGAAGTTGGTAGAAATGTTGGTGTTGTTACCGACTACACATTTGATGATATTAAAGCAATTCACAGAAATAGTCAAGGATTAGGGCATATTGGTCAAGTTGGAGTTAATACATTCGCTGCTGACTTATCTCTAACTAGAAGACAAGCATTTGATCCTGGAATTGAATTCAATATTACCACAGTAGAGATTGGTACTAAGTATGGGGAATCCCAAGTAACTGCTTCTAGTATAAGCGATTTTAGAAAATATGTTAGGGTTGGAGATTTGATATCATATGGTAGTCCTACGAGGGATTATCAAGATACAAATGTAAACCAAATAACTGCTATAGGTGTTGGTGGAACTAGTCTTACTGTAACAGGTATTTCAACGGTTGCTGGAATTTGTACTGGTGCAATCCGTCCTAGCACTCCTACTGGAGTAGAGGTTCTTGTTCCTACTTTAATACAAGCAAGTAATCCTGGATTTAGAGTAGATTTCCCTGAAGACTTTATTTCTTCCGTAAATCTTTTAGATTCTTCTTACATAATTAAGAAACAATTCACTACTACTTCAAGTACTGCATCCAAAATTACTATTGGTGCAGCTGATATTGGTGATGATAATCTATATTTCGAACCATTTAGTGTAGATAACTATATTTTATCTAAGACTACTGGAGATAAAATTGATTTAAATAATAGTCAAGTTACTATTGCAGCTGGAAACAAGCAAATAGAAATTACAGGATTGGAAAATCAGGAACAGTATGTACTGACTGCTACTCTTAAGAGAACTAAGTTATCATCTAAGGAGAAAACTATTACTAGATGTAGATCTTTAATTGTTGATAAATCATCAGAAACTGGTGCTGGTATTGGAACAACTACATTTGATGATGGTCTTACTTATGATCGTACATATGGATTAAGAGTTCAGGATGAAGAAATTTCATTAAATTACCCTGATATTCATAGAATTTTGGGAATATTCGAATCTAATGATAATAATGCAGCACAACTCCCATCAATAACAGTTAATAATGCTTCTGATGTATTCAATAGCAATAATGTTGTTATAGGTGAACAATTTATAGGAAATAAGTCTGGTGCTCTTGCTAGAGTAGTTGTAGTTTCTAATGCTACTAAATTAGAATTTGTATATGAAAATAATAATGAATTTGAAATTGGCGAAACAATTACTTTAAAAACTTCTGGAATTGTTGCCGATATTAATATACTTCAAAAAGGAGATAGAAATATTGCAAAGAATTATGAGTTAGATCAAGGTCATAGAAAGGAATATGTTGATATTGGTAGAATTATTAGAAGGAAAAAAATTGATGCACCTACAAGACAACTTAAGATAATTTTTGATCATTATACTAATGTAGAAGTTGCTGGAACTATAGAGACAGTTTCTAGTTACACTGATTTAGATTATCGTACAGAAATCCCATTTGTTGTAGATGCAAGAGCATCAGACTTTATGGATCTTAGACCTAGAGTTTCTCCATATTCTGGTTCTGGATCACCATTTACGTTTAATAAAAGAGATTTTACAGCATCTGGAAATGAAAATTTAGCTACAAATCAGACTGTTATTGCTGATTATAGTTTCTATCTTGGAAGAAAAGATAGATTATATCTAACAAAAGATGGTACATTTGAACTAAAACAAGGAGAACCTTCATTACAACCTAGACTACCTCTTCCTAGTGATGATGGAATGGAAATAGCTAGATTTTCATTGAAACCATATATGCTCAAACCAAATAAGAGCATGATTACAGAAATAATACCTCACAGAAGGTATACGATGAAAGATATTGGTAGTCTTGAAAATAGAATTAAAAATCTTGAGGAATATACTACACTTTCTCTTCTTGAGACTGATACCAAGAATTTATCAATCAAAGATCCTAATACTGGATTGGATAAATTTAAGTCTGGTTTCTATGTAGATAATTTTAGAAATCATAATTCTCATGATTTTACTGGTGAGTCTAAATTTGATATTGATATTGCTAGAGCAGAATGTAGACCAAGATCCACAGAAAGAAATGTTTCACTAGTATTTGAAACTGAAGCTTCAACTTTAGATCCAATAAACACTGATTATAGGTGGACTAATTTTAACTTAGAATCCAATATAACAAAGAAAGGAACAGGATTAACTCTTGCATATACAGAAGAAGAGTTTTTGAATCAACCATTAGCATCAAGAGTTGAAAATTTAAACCCATTTGTTATAGCCAGATATACTGGTTCAATAGAATTAACACCTTCTACTGATTACTGGATAGATGAATTCTTGTCAGATACACCAGAAGTGATAAGTTTAGGTGATGATATTTTCCAAGCATTTGCTACTGTGTTGGGTGTTGATGATAGAGAAAATGGTGGTATGGCATCTGCTATGTGGCAGACTTCTGATACTGTTTGGGGTGGAACCACTACAACTACAAGCACTCGAACTGAGGATATTTCTTTACGATTTAATACTGTAGAAAGAGGAGGATTTAATTCTCCAGGTTTAAGAGGAGATTGGCAAAGAACATGGGAACAAACTGGTACTAGAACTACTACAACTAGTACAACTACTCAAAGTGGTGAAGAGAGAGACTTTAACCTTGAATTATCAGCAAGAGTTGAAGAAACACAACTAGGCAATAAAGTAACTGGAATAGAGACTTTATTCCATTGTAGATCTAGGAATATTGAAGTATCTGGTACTAGACTAAAACCAAATACAAGATATTATGTCTTTATGGAAAATCAGAATGTAACTAGATTCTGTGTTCCTAAATTGATTCCTATTACAATGGTAAATGGATCATTTAGTGCTGGAGATATAATTCAAGATGTTGGAGTATCTGCAGCAGTTCTTGGTCAAGCAAGTATATCATTTAGAGCAGCACAAGCAAATCATAAAATTGGAGAATGGAATAATCCATCACAAACATATGCTACTGAACCATACACACAATCTACTTTAGGTTCTACTTATTCATCTACAAGTAATACTATAAATGTAGATACATTTGATCTTGCTGATTTCAGAGCACAATCTCGTAGAGGTTTTATTAATAATGGAATGCAATTGGCAAATGCTGATGGAACAGCAGAGGCAACTGTAGCATTAACTGATGGTGAAATAGAACTTATAAGTGATGAGTTTGGTAATCTATTATTTTCTTTACATATTCCAGAACCTTCAGTTGAAACTAATCCTAGATTTAATACTGGTCTTAGTTCAATTAAAGTAACATCAAGTCCAACTAATGAATTGGTTCTTGATCCAGGAGAAGCATTTGCTGAGGCTCAATATCTTGCTGCTGGTCAACAAGTTAATAGTGTTCAACAAACACTTTCTATTAGAAATCCAGTTGTAGAAAGAGTACAAACAGGATCTAGAGCATTAAGTAGAGTTGTTGCTAGTAGCAGTGGTGCTGTAAATAACTGGACTGATTCTCAAGTAGTTGGTGTAAGGGCAATTAATATAAGAGAAACTGGACCTTGGCGTGATCCATTAGCACAATCATTTATGGTTCCTGGTGATACACATCAAGATGGAGTATTCCTAACAGGTGGTGAATTATACTTCAAAACGAAGGATGAAGATAGTGATGTAACTGTACAAATAAGAGAATTAGATGCTGCTGGAAGACCATCTGAAATAGTTCTTCCATTTAGTACAACTAATATTACTCCAGAGAGTGTTGCAACATCAACTGATGGATCAGTTGGAACTGGATTTACATTTACTACCCCAGTTTATTTGAATCCTAATGGAATGTATGCAATTGTTTTACTAACACCAACGATTGGATGGAATACATTTATAACAAGAATGAATGAACCAGATTTAATCTCTGGTAGATTAAATGATAAGCAACCAACATTGGGATCATTATTCAAGTCACAGAATAGTCAATTATGGACAGAAAGTCAGCAAGAAGACTTGAAGTTTAAACTTAATAAGGCAAAATTTGTTACTGGAACCAATTCTTTGATATTGACAAATAATGATCTTCCTTTAGGAGAAATACGTAAACCAAATCCAATTACTGCTTACTCTAAGAGACAAACCGTTTCTATTGCTGCAACAACTAGGATATTTGAACAAGGAACTACTATAGAACAAACTGTTAGTAATGTAACTACTAAAGGTAGTGTATTTGCAACTGGTGGTCCTATAGACATTGTAGATGGACCAGGAATTGCTGTTACTTTCAGTCATCAAAATACTGGAATCGGAATTACTCCATTGGCAGGTAATCTTGAATATACTAATGTTACATTTACATCTTTAACTGGATTTGGTCAAAATGCTAAGGCAACAGTAAGAGTTGCTGGTGGAACTGTTGATAGGATTACAATGACTGATGGTGGAACTGGTTATGCAGTTGGTGATGTATTAGTTTCAGGTAATGTTGGATTTACTGGTTCAGCAATACGTGCAGTTGTTGGGGTTGTTACTACAACTAATACAATAATTCTTGATAATGTGGAAAGTGCAACTCAAGTTGCAGGATCACCTGGAATACAAGCAGGTACAGCAGTAACACATTATTTGGGCAGTGGAGTTAAGAATAGTGTTGCAATTACACCTACAGCAGTAGCTAATGATGCTATTAGAGATGGTCTTACCTTGTTTGTTGACCATAAGAATCATGGTATGCATGGTGATAACAATAAGTTAAAAATTGAAGATTTTGCAAGTGAATTTGCTCCTGTAATTTTACAAGAAAAAATTGATTCTGATACTACTGTAATTAAAGTTGATAATGTTGGTATATTAACTACATTTGAAGGATCACCTGTTGGTGCTGCAAATAGTGGATATATTAAAATTGGAAAAGAACTTATATCATATGAGGCTACAAATACCTCAACTAATGAACTTACTAGTATAACTAGGGCAATTGACAATAGTTTACAATCCACTCACAATACAAATGCAGATGTTGCTAAGTATGAATTCTCTGGAGTTTCACTGAGAAAAATTAACAAAACACACAATATTGATACTAGAACTAAGACATTTGATAGTTACTATGTTAAACTTAGTGATAATAATAAGATGTTTAGTTTTACAAAAACAGGTGGTGGTAAGAACGTAAAAATTTCTCAAAACATTCCATTTGAAGCTATTACACCAAAAATAAATATAGCAACTCCAACTGGAACAAATGTTATTGCTAGAATGAAATCCACTTCTGGAACAAGTATTAGTGGATCAGAATCTTCATTTAGTGATAAGGGATATGAACCAATAACACTTAATTCAATTAATATTTTAGACACACCAAGAATTGTTGCATCTAAAACTAATGAATATGAATTATTGGATGATTCAAGATCACTTGCTATTGAATTGCAACTAGCAACTGCTAATGAAGATGTTTCTCCTATGGTAGATTTGGATACTGCAAATATTATTGCCCATAGTAATATTATTGATAGTAATGTAAGTGATTACACTACAGATAATAGACCAAGAATTGTTGGTGAAGATCCAAATAGTGGAATATATGAAACTAAGAGAATAAATCTTGAGTTTGCTTCAAACTCACTTTATGTTCAATTTGATGGACATAGAAAAGCAAATGCAGACTTTAGAGTATTCTACCAACTCTTTAGAAATGATAGTCAAGATTCCCAACAAACATATGCTCCATTTAACACAGATGGTTCTTCCGACAAATTAGTAAATCCAAATAAGAAGGAAAATGGATTTAGTGAATATAAGTATACAATCAACAATACTCCACAATTTACTGGATTTAAAATTAAAGTTGTTATGACTTCTACTGATCAGGCAAAACCACCAAGATTAAAGAACTTTAGGGCAATAGCATTAAGAGCATTCGAAGTTGATTCATGACAAAGTATTTGAAAGTTGAATCCGATCCTAATTTACTTAGGAATACGGATTCACAGGCTATTATTAATAATAACTCAAATGAGTTTGATCAGTTTATGGAAGCATCAAGAAGAAAATATAATGAGAAAAAGGAAATAGAAATCTTAAAATCTGATGTAAATACCATGAAAAATGATTTAGATGAGATAAAATCTCTTCTAAAAACTATTGTGCATAAATGAATTATAAATATCTAAGATAGATTCTAATTGATATAATAATGGCAGCATATGTTAGCAACGTAGTAATTGATGCAGGTGCTGATTTTAATCAGACCTTTAATCTTGAGGATAGTAGCAATGCTCCTCTTGATTTGACTGGTTATACTGCTTCTTCAAGAATGAAGAAGCATCCTAGATCACTTGGTGTTACTGCTACATTTTCTGTTTCTTTTCCAAATAGATCAGCAGGACAAGTTAAAATATCATTAGCATCATCAACGACAGCTGGAATAAAACCAGGTCGTTATTGTTATGACGTATTAGTTTCTTCTGCATCTAGTGTAAAAACTAGAATAGTTGAAGGAAGTGCAATCGTAACTGCTGGTGTTACCACAACCATGAGTTAAAGGATATGGCAGACATTAAAGTAAGAGTTGGATCACAAGATGCTATTAAGGTTTTATCGTCATTTTCTGGCGGTGGGGGAACTTTAGGTGGATCTAGTGATGTTGATATTTCAGGTGGATTATCTAATGGTATGGTGTTAGTTTATAATGCTTCATCATCAAAGTGGGAGGCCACTTTAGAATTAACCCCAGGTAGTACACAAAACTTGGACATCAACGGAGGTAACTGGTAGTCATGGCAAGTATTATAAGAGTAAAAAGATCGTCATCTGCAACCGCACCAACTAACGGTACTCTGAATTATGGTGAACTTGCTGCTTCATTTGGTGGTGGTACTCAGGCAAATAACGGTGAAAGGTTATTCATTGGTAATGCTAGTAGCAATCCAGTAATAATTGGTGGTGAATACTACACCGATTTGATGGCAAATGCACCTGGTGTTGTTGCTGCTGGTGCTAATGCTTCGACAGCATCTAATGGATTTATTCCTATCATGGATAGGGAGAGCTCTGGTAATCCAGGAGGTGGAGGACTTGTCAATAATCTACCAAGAGTTGATCAATGGAGTGTAGATAATTTAACACTTGATGGAAACGTATTATCATCTAACGATACTGATGGTGATATAATCCTTAGACCAAATGGTGCTGGACGAGTAATTATTGAAGATGAGAATGAACTAACTTTTGGTACAAGCGAAGATTCTAGAGTATATTATAATGAAGCATCTTCTGATAAGGTACAAGTAGATGGTGCAGGTTGGGTATTCAATACAACAGTCGAACTAAATGGAGGTACTGGTGGATTCTCAGTTGATAATATTGGAATTAAATCAAATCAGATATTTTCTAAGTCTGGAGGAGGAAATACAATATACATTGACCCTTATCCAGATGGTCTAAGTAGTGACGGTTTAGTTGTTGTTAAAGGTAGTTTGCAAGTAGATGGTACTACAACTACAGTTAACTCTACAAGTGCTACTCTTAACGATCCAATAATGAATATTGGTGACGTTACTAGTACAGTGACTGTCATGGCACCAGTCGCATCTGGAGTTTCTACTGTTACTGTTGATTCTATTGCTGGTATTAATACTAGTGATACTCTTGCATGTACAGGTATTGATGCTTCTGGTATTGCAACTGTTGCAAGTTATGATACTGGTACCAAAGTTGTTACTTTTACTGGAACAACTACTGCTGGTATTAGTACAACAACTCAAATAACAGTTACTCATGCATTTGATACCAATACTGACCGTGGTATTTCATTCCAGTACAATACTAGTACTGGTGCTTCTAATAATAAGACAGGTTTTATTGGATATAATGATAGTACAGGAGAAAACAGTAATGCTCCAGCAAGATCTTTCACTTATATCCCAGATGCAACTATTACAGGTAATGTTGTAACTGGTGCAAGAGGTGTTTTGGATATTGGAGAGATCTACTTCCAAACTGGTAATTTTGATGCTACTGGTAATGGTATCGTTTATTTCGATACTTCTGGTAAAATGGTTGGTGCTGCTGCCACATCTTCTGGTATAACTACTTCCAACTATATACTAACAACAAATGCTTCTGGCATACCTAAATGGACAACTACTCTAGATGGAGGAACTTATTAGCCCTATGAATAATGATGTTGATGTGAATGTTTTGGTTGGATTGTATAATCAAAAATTAGCAACCATAATGAATCAAAATGTTCTATTAGAAGCGAAAATTACTACGCTGAAGAAAGACTTTGAAGATGAGAAAAACCTTTTATTAAAGACTAATTTGGAATTACAACAACAATTGGATGCACTAGCAAATCCTAAAAAGAAAAAAGAGGTAGATTAATGGCAGGACATGCAATAGCTGATAGATATACTCTAAAACGGTATGCTCTACGAAGACTTGGGGAACCTGTCCTTGAAGTTAATGTAGATGATGACCAAATTGAAGATTTGTTGGATGATGCTCTTCAATATTTTCAAGAAAGGCATTTTGATGGTATTGAAAAAGTATATCTAAAGCATGAACTTACTGCAGATGAAATAACTAAAATGAAGGAGTCTACAGCTACTTCTGTTGGAATAGCAACTACTGCTGTAACATCTGTTACTTGGACAGAATCAAATAACTTTTTACAGTTACCAGATCATGTTATTGGGGTAGATAAAGTATTTAAAATGGATGCGAGTACGATATCTAGTGGTTTATTTAATATCAAATATCAAATCTTTTTGAATGATCTTTATTATTATGGTGCATTGGATTTGATGAACTATGCAATGACAAAAACATATCTAGAGGATTTAAGTAGAATTATTACTCCAGATACACAGATTAGGTTTAATAAAAGAAGTAATAGATTATATCTAGACATTGATTGGAGTCAAACTCCAGATAATACTTGGATGATTATTGATTGTTGGAGAATATTAGATCCTTCAAAAAATGGAGATATTTTTAATGATTGGTGGTTAAAGAAATATTTTGTTGCTACCGTTAAGAGGCAGTGGGGTCAAAATTTAATTAAGTTTAATGGAGTTCTATTACCAGGTGGTGTTGCACTAAATGGTAGAGAAATCTATGAAGATGCAGTAAGAGAAATTGAAATAATTGAAGAGCAACTTAGGAAGGAGTACGAACTACCCCCTATGGATCTTATAGGATAATGTCATGCCACTCAATCCATATTTTTTACAAGGCTCTGCAAGCGAACAAAGATTAGTTCAAGATCTTATAAATGAACAATTGAAAATGTTTGGGCAAGACGTTGTGTATATGCCCAGAAAAATTGTTAATAAGACAAATATTTTAAATGAAGTAACATCATCAAAATTTGATGATGCTTTTAGATTGGAAGCATATCTTTTAAATTATGAAGGATTTGAGGGATCTGGAGATGTTCTATCTAAGTTTGGTGTACAAACAACTGATTCAGTAACTTTCGTGATATCCAAAGAAAGATATGAAGACTTTGTTAGTCCATTTTTATCTGGAGATCCAGAATTAGAATTAACTACTAGACCACAAGAAGGAGATTTAATATATCTTCCACTAGACAATACAATATTTGAAATTAAGTATGTTGAAGCAAAGAAACCATTTTATCAATTAAATAAACTTTATGCATATACGTTGTCTTGTGAGGTCATGGATTACGAGCTTGATGATCAAATTGATACAAGTATCGAGGCAGTAGACAAGGCAGCAGTAGAATTTGGATATACTGTTACACTTGCTATGGTTGGTTTAGGTGCAAGTACTGCAACTGCAACTGTTCAAAAGGCAACAACACCTTCTGGATTAAGTGATGGGCATGGTATCGGAACGATTGATCTAATTAATGATGGATATGATTATACTGCACCACCATCAATAGGATTTACTACTGCACCATCTTCAGGTATAACTGCAAGTGCTGTTGCAATTATGACTAGTCGTACTGGTCAAACAGGTCAATCTATTGATAGAATACTTCTAGTCAATCCAGGTTTTGGTTATACTTTACCACCAACAGTTACTATTACTTCTGTAAATGAATTTGGTGCTGGAGGAATAGCAACTGCTGTTCTTTCTGATGGTGGTCTAAGTGCATTTACGATTACTGATGGTGGTGCTCAATATGGTGAGGTTCCAACTGTTTCTATTGGAACTGCTCCAGCTGGAGGAACTAATGCTATAGCAGAAGCATTCTTGAATACGGATGGTGAACTTGCTGCATTGAGATTCTCTAATGCTGGTGCTGGATATACTGTTGCACCATCAGTTACTATATCTGGACCTGCTCTTGGTATTGCACAAACAGGAAATTATCTTTTCAAGGAAATGGTGAGGGGTGTTGGTTCTGGTACTACTGCATTCGTACAGAGTTGGGATAGAGATGATAGAATACTTAAAGTAACTAATCTTAGTGGCAGTTTCATAGAAGGAGAAAAGATTGTAGGTATTGGAACTACTATGAATGGTTCTGATACGGCATACATAGTTAAAACAGTGTCTGATGGTCAAGATGACACTGATCTTTATGGGGATAATAGTCCATTTGAATCAGAAGCAGATGCAATTTTAGACTTCTCAGAAACCAACCCGTTTGGTGAGTTCTAAATAGATAATATAAGTAAACCTCAATATTATGTTAGGAACGTATTACTACCACGAAATTATTAGGAAGACTATCATTGCTTTTGGTACTCTTTTTAATACAATTGATATTAGACATAAGAAACAAGATGGTAGTGCTTATAGCACTATGAGAGTTCCTATTGCTTATGGTCCTAGAGAGAAATTTCTTGCAAGATTAGAGCAAAAACCAGATTTAAGATCAAGAGTAGCAATAACATTACCTAGATTAGCATTTGAATTAACAAGTATTCAATATGATAATGAGAGAAAGGTTTCTACGATGCAAACCTTTAAGGCAACAAATAATAGTGGAACTAAGGCTGCAAGAAAAGTCTACATGCCAGTTCCTTATAATCTAGGGTTTAGATTAGATGTAATGACGCAGTATAATGAGGATTCTTTACAAATAGTTGAACAAATTCTTCCAGTATTTCAACCTTCATTTAATTTGACTATTGATTTAGTTGAAGCAATTGGAGAAAAAAGAGATGTACCTATGGTACTAGAAAGTGTTGATTTTGAGGATAATTACGATTCAGGATATGAAGAGAAAAGAATTATAACACATACATTACAATTTAATGCAAAAACTTATCTGTTTGGTGATGTTCCTAGTAGTGGTACTGGACTTATTAAGAAAGTTACAATTGATAAGTATACGGATTATGAAAATACTAAGACTGCATCTAGACAACTTAGGTATGTTGCTGAACCAAGAGCACTTAAGGATTATAATGATGATGCAACTACAACATTAGTAGCAGATATTACAGCAACCAAGACTCAATTTGCTGTTGCTGATGCTACAGCATTGGTTATTAATAGTTATATTGATATTAATGAAGAGTTAATGTACATAGTAAGTAAAGATGGTAATAACTTAACCGTAAGAAGGGGTCAAGATGGAACTACCAAAAAATCTCACATTCAACAATCTGCTGTCAATGTTGTAAATTCTGCAGATGATGCTGCTCTTGAACTTGGAGATGACTTTGGATTTAGTGAACAGCGTTTTGATTTTAATGATGGTAGAGTTTGGAGTCCTACAAAAGGTACTGACGTATGAGTAAATTTGATTCTATAAATGATTCTTTAGATATTCAAGTTGTCAAAGAAGCAGAAGATGTCCTTCAGCGTGGGAAGGATCAATTAAAGAAACTTGAGAAAGGTAAAGATAATCGTACTCTTGATTATGAGTACACACGAGGAAATCTTTATTCTTTAATTGAGAAAGGTCAGGAAGCACTTGATCGTATTATGGAAGTTGCCGAAGATGGTCAACAACCACGAGCATTTGAAGTTGTCAGTCAATTAATTAAAAATGTTGCCGACACAACTGATAAGTTAATTGATCTACAATTAAAGATGAAAGATTTGAATGAGGAGCAAGCAAAAGGGCCTTCAACTGTCAATAATGCACTATTTGTTGGTTCTACTGCAGAATTACAAAAATTATTAAAAAAAGGTATGAGTAAATGAAGAATTATAGACAGTACAAATCATCTCTTAGAGAAGCATATTTACGTGTTCAAGAAAGAGGTTCTACTTATGGAATTACTTTAAACTGGAGAGGAAAGGGAATATACACACAAATGTTTTTTCCTAATGTTTTTACACGACCATCAAGAAGTGAAGTATTAGCAGCAATAAGAAAAGTATATCCTAATGCAAAGTTAATTACATATAACCCAACAAGAAGGGATCCAACTAAACCACTATTATTTTCAGGAGAAGGTAGTAATACTACTTATTAATTGTTATGTCTGACAACATATATCTTGGTAACCCCAATTTAAAAAAGGCAAATACGCCTGTAGAATTTAATGCAGATCAAATATCAGAATTCATTAAATGTAAAGACGATCCTGTATATTTTGCAAGAACCTACATTAAGATCGTAAACGTTGATGAAGGTCTTGTCGGTTTCGATATGTGGCCGTTTCAAGAGAAGTTAATTAATAGATTCCACGATAATAGATTTAATATCTGTATGATGCCTAGACAGACTGGTAAGTCTACAACATCCGTATCATATCTGTTACACTATGCAATATTCAATGATAATGTAAATATTGGTATTCTTGCTAACAAGGCAGCAACTGCACGAGATCTACTTGGTAGATTACAGATTGCTTATGAGAACTTACCTAAGTGGATGCAACAAGGTATTCTAACTTGGAACAAAGGTAGTTTGGAATTAGAGAATGGTTCTAAGATTATGGCAGCATCTACATCTGCTGCAGCTGTTCGAGGTATGACTTTTAACATTATATTCTTAGATGAATTTGCTTTCGTACCGAATCATATTGCAGATGACTTCTTTAGTTCAGTATATCCTACTATTTCATCTGGTAAATCAACAAAGATTATAATTGTATCCACCCCCAAAGGTATGAATCATTTCTACCGAATGTGGCACGATGCAGAGAATGGTGAAAATGAATATGTTCCTACTGTAGTCCATTGGTCTGAAGTTCCTGGTAGAGATGCTGCATGGAAAGAGCAAACTATTAAGAACACATCAGAACAGCAGTTCAAAGTTGAGTTTGAATGTGAGTTCTTAGGATCTGTTGATACTCTTATTAGTCCAGCAAAACTACGAGCATTGGTATACGAGAAACCATTGACATCAAATAGTGGATTGGATATCTATGCAGCACCAGAAGAAAACCATGATTACTTATGTACTGTTGACGTTGCTCGTGGTGTAGGAGAAGATTATTCTGCATTTGTGATAATAGACATTACAGAATTTCCACACCAAGTAGTTGCAAAGTATAGGAATAATACTATTAAACCAATGCTATTTCCAAATATAATATATGAAACAGTAAGGGGTTATAATAATGCATTTGTATTATGTGAGGTAAATGATGTAGGAGATCAGGTAGCTGCTATCCTAAACTTTGATTTGGAGTATATTAACCTTCTTATGTGTTCTATGAGAGGTAGAGCAGGTCAGATTGTAGGACAAGGATTCTCTGGTAATAAGACACAGTTGGGTGTAAAGATGTCCAAGACTGTGAAAAAGATTGGATCATTAAATTTAAAGCAAGTAGTAGAATCTGATAAAGTACTTTTTAAAGATCTGGATATTATTTCAGAATTGACCACCTTTATACAAAAAAGTAATTCATTTGAAGCAGAGGATGGATGCAATGATGACCTTGCCATGTGTATGGTAATTTATGCTTGGTTAGTTCAACAAGATTATTTTAAGGAACTTACCGATCAAGATGTAAGAAAAAAATTATATGAAGATCAACGAGATCAGATTGAACAAGATATGGCACCGTTTGGGTTCATTAGTGACGGTACTGATGATATGTCATTTGTAGATCCAGAAGGAGATCGATGGTATACAGACGAATATGGAGATAAGGGTGGAGGAATGGAATACATGTGGGAGTACATGTAAATTTGCATGTAAGAGTATCCAATTTATAAATAATTTCAGATAAATTGATACCTTCAGAGGGAAAAACATGACGCTAAACCTAGTTTCACCTGGCGTTAAGGTAAGAGAAGTCGATTTAACACTTGGTGGTATTACTGCTGCTAATGAACAAGTCGGTGCAATCGCTGGCCCTTTTGAAAAGGGACCAATTAACACTCCAATCTTAATTGAGACGGAGCAAGACCTATTAAACACATTTGGAAAGCCTATTTCAACAGACTCACAATATGAGTATTGGATGAGTGCTTCTAATTATCTTTCTTATGGCGGTGTTTTAAGAGTCGTTAGAACAGATAACTCTAATTTGAATAACGCAAATAATAATGGAGATTCAAGTACAAAAATTGAATCATATGAGAATTATATTAATAATCATCAAACAGCTACTGCTTGGAACTGGGCTGCCAGAGATCCAGGTAGATGGGCAAATAATTTAAAAGTATGTACAGTTGATGGATTTGCTGATCAGATAATTACAACTTCACAGACATCTGGTTTAAAAGTAGGTGCTGGTGTAACTCAATCATTAGCAGGTAGAGATACTGCTGGTGCTGGTACAACAAGTCAATTTAGTAGTGGATTTCTTAGAGGAGTTATTACTCAAGTTGGAACAGGTTGGGCTGCTGTTAAAGTTGTTGATCAAGTAACTGCTGCTGGTGTTTCTAGTCAAGTTGACTACAAGGTTGGTGGAGTTAATGAATTTAAAGATACAGTAACAGAATCCACAACAGTTACTACTAGTATAGGATCAACAGTTGGTACTATTGATAATGATTTTGATGTTACGATTACTGGAATCACAACAGCAAATATGAATGGTGATGCTGATCAAGATCTTTTACCTGCAGACATAACAGGTGGAAGTCAGATTACAGTTACTGGAACTGGAGTTGGTGCAGGAACAACAGTTGTTGCTATAGGAGCAAGTACTGTTACTGTAAGCCAAGTCATTACAGTTGGTGCTGGTACTACTCAAGCATTTACCTTCAGTAAGGTATCAACGGCAAGTACAACTAGTAACCCAATTAATGTGGTAAAACTAGATGGTACTCTTGATACAAGTGCTGCAGAATCTGGTGCTATTAATTCAGCAACAACTAAGGATTGGTACAACGAGCAGAAGATGCTAACCAGTGTTCAAGATGGTGGTTCAGACAATGTAACTATCTACTGGAAGTCAATTGCTTCAAGACCAGATACTACTGAGTACGCAAAAAATAGAAATGGTAAGAATGATGAAATCCATGTTGTTGTAATAGATGACACTGGAGATGTAACTGGTACTGCTGGTAACATTGTTGAGAAATTTACAGGTCTTTCTAAGGCATTTGATGGTAAGATTTCTCCATCAGAAAACATCTACTGGAAGGATTATGTAGCAACTAATTCAGAATATGTCTATGCTGGACACATTGGTGCTGGTCAGACTTCTGGATTGACTGGTACTGCTGGTGGTTTCGCATACACTCAAAAGGGTGTTGGTAACTGGAATACTAATGCACAAGGAGTTCATTACTCTGTAAATGGTAATCAAACTTATACATTAACAGGTGGAGAAAACTATTCTGCTACTGGTGGATATAGTGCTACTCTTGGAGATGTTGTAGGTGGTTATGAGAAATTCAAAAATCAAGCAGAGTATGACATCAATTTCCTAATTCAGGGACCATCTGGTGGTGCTTCTGTACAGGAGTCACAAGCAAAAGCAAATTATCTAATCTCACTTGCAGAATTAAGAAAAGATTGTATTGCTTGCGTTTCTCCACATAAAGGTGGAGTTGTAAACATATCAGATTCTGATACACAAACTGATAATATTATTAATTACTATGATTCTATTGCTTCATCATCTTATGCTGTATTTGACTCTGGTTACAAATATGTTTATGATAGATTTAACAATCAGTTTAGATACATTGCTTTAAACTCAGATACTGCTGGTGCAATGTGTAGAACTTCTATAAATCAGTATTCATGGTTCTCACCTGCTGGTGCTGCAAGAGGTGCAATCAATAGTGCTATTAAGTTAGCATATAATCCATCTCAAGCACAAAGAGATCAAATTTATCCTAAGAGAATTAACCCTGTTGTATTCTCACCTGGTGCTGGAATTATTCTTTTTGGAGATAGAACTGGACTTGGAGTACAGTCTGCCTTCGATAGAATTAATGTTCGTAGATTATTCCTAACAATAGAAGGAACAATTGAGAGAGCAGCAAGAGCACAACTCTTTGAATTTAATGATATTATTACAAGATCCAATTTTGTAAATATCGTTGAACCATACCTACGTGATGTTAAGTCAAAGAGAGGTATTACTGATTTTGTTGTTGTTTGCGATGAATCAAACAACACTCCTGATATAATTGATGCTAACCAGTTTAAGGCTGACATCTTTATCAAACCTGCAAGATCAATCAACTTCATCGGTCTAACCTTCGTTGCTACCCGTACTGGTGTTAGTTTTGAAGAAGTCGTTGGAAACGTTTAATTAGAGGAAAAATTAATGTCTAGAAACAATCCAAGTACAGCAGATAGAACCCTTGATGAATTCAAGGGTAAACTGATTGGTGGAGGTGCAAGGTCTAATTTATTCGAATGTGAATTATATTGGCCTGCAGGTTCATCACCAGAGGATAGCAATGATAATGATTTAGCTGAGAAAGCAAGATTTATGGTCAAAGCTGCTTCTCTTCCTGCATCAACTATTAGTAATATTGCTATTCCATTTAGAGGAAGGCAATTAAAAATTGCTGGAGACAGAACATTTGAACCTTGGTCAATAACAGTTATTAACGATGTTGATTTCAAACTAAGGGATTCATTTGAAAGATGGATGAACCTCATGAATAAACATGAGGATAATGCTGGATTAACAAATCCAACATCATATCAAAAAGATCTAGTTGTTAGACAACTTGGTAGATCTAGTATGGATCAGCATAACAGTGGAGAAGCTATTCCTGTTCTTAAGGAATATCAATTCAGAGGTGCATTCCCAACTACGGTATCTTCAATAGATTTAAGTTATGAGAATACTGATGCAATTGAAGAATTTACAGTAGAACTAGAATACCAATGGTTCGATTCAATGACTGGCCAAGGTAAGACAATACTAGGTAGTACTCCTTCAAGTATTCCAAGTACTGTTCAAAGTTGATAAATAGTGCTATAATAGCAGTAAAAGAATTATACAATGGCAAAGCTCTTTGGCTTTAAGTTACCAAGTGCTGGAGAAAACAAAAGTAAAAACATTGTTTCTCCAGTACCTTCTAACGACGAAGATAAATCAGATTTTTATATCTCCAGTGGTTTCTACGGACAATACGTAGATATTGAAGGTGTATACAAAAACGAACAAGATTTAGTTCGTAGATATCGTGAAATGTGTCTGCACCCAGAGGCAGATAGTGCAATTGAAGATATTGTAAATGAAGCAATCGTTTCAGATCTAAATGATTCTCCTGTAGAAGTTGAGCTATCAAATCTGCCAGGATCTGATAAATTAAAAGATGCTATAAGAGAAGAATTTAAATACATTAAGCAACTCATGAACTTCGATAAGAAGTCTCATGAGATTTTTCGTACCTGGTATATTGATGGAAGAGTATATTACCACAAAGTAATTGACTTAAAGAAACCAGAAGATGGTTTACAAGAAATTAGATATATTGATCCATTAAAAATAAAATTAGTAAGAAAGCAAGAGAAACTTGGTCCTAACTATCAGTCACCAGTATATACTGATCAGTTAAATCAAACAAAAATGTTTGAAGCTCCTAAACTTGAGGAGTATTATGTTTATAGTCCAAATGCTACTACCAAGAATAGTGGCAATGTAATGCTTCCAAATAGAGGAGATCAGAAGAGTGTTCAGATAGCAAAAGATGCAATAACATATGTCACATCAGGACTTGTAGATAGGAATAAGCAAACAGTATTATCATACTTACATAAAGCAATCAAGTCTCTTAACCAGTTAAGAATGGTTGAGGATAGTCTTGTTATCTACAGATTATCTCGTGCTCCAGAAAGAAGAATATTCTACATTGATGTAGGTAATCTTCCAAAGATCAAAGCAGAGCAATATCTGCGTGATGTTATGAACCGTTATAGAAATAAATTGGTTTATAATGCTGATACTGGAGAAATCAGAGATGACCGTAAGTATATGGCAATGCTTGAAGATTTCTGGTTACCAAGAAGAGAAGGTGGTAGAGGAACAGAAATTACTACACTTCCTGGTGGACAAAACCTCGGAGAACTTACTGATATCGAGTATTTCCAAAGTAAACTTTACAAGTCATTGAATGTTCCATCAAGTAGAATGGACAGCCAAGGTGGATTCAATCTAGGTAGATCATCAGAGATTTTAAGAGATGAACTTAAGTTTACCAAGTTTGTTGGTAGATTACGTAAGAGATTCTCTGGAATTTTTCTTGATATGCTTAAGACTCAGTTGATTCTTAAGAATATTTGTACCCCAGAAGATTGGGATCATTTAGAAGAACATATTCAATTTGATTATCTTTATGATAATCATTTCTCAGATCTTAAAGAGAATGAACTTCTTAATGAGCAACTTGGTGTTCTTGCTGCAATGGAACCATATATGGGTAGATATTTCTCTGCTGCATATGTAAGATCCAAAATTCTTAAGCAGACTGAAGAAGAAATAAAAGAAATTGATGGACAGATTGATCAAGAAATTGAAGATGGTATATTACCTGATCCTGCATCAATGATGGATCCAGAAACAGGTATGCCACTTGACCCACTTGCTGGCCAAAGTATGATGGGTGCTCCTATAAATGGGCAAGAAGTTAATGGTAGTGCGACAGAAGTAAAAATGCCCAAGGGTGGAGAGATATAAATACTTTTTAGTTATTTTATGACACAATGCCAAATGATGATGTAATTAATGCATTACTTGACAAAGGAGCGAGTGCTTCTGAAGTAAGTGATCAGATAAAAGATTTACTTTTTGCAAAAAGTGCATCAAGAGTTGATGGTATGAAACCTAGCGTTGCCAATAGTATGTTTGGTGATCAGGAAGCAGAACCAGAAACTGATACTGAAACCAAAAGTGAAGTTGAACCTGAAGCAACAAACGAAGTAGATCAAGAAGAGGAGTCAAATGACTAGAACTTTAGTAACAGGTAGTCAGGCCGCATGTGGCACTGATGCTGCAGGTGCTTCTACATTTGGAAGTGCAACTGTAGTACGTCTTTGTAATAATGGCGATGATGCTAGACTAGTGACTGTGATTGATGAAGTTGGAGGGTCAACAACAATTGGAACTTTTACAATGCCAGGTAATACTGTTGAATTTGTTGAGAAAAAAACAACCGAGGCAATTTTTGCAGCAAACGCTGCTGTCTTAGGTACAGCTGTAGGATACGCAAATTAAAAAAATGAAACTAATCACAGAAGAAGTCTCAAACGTTGAGTTCATCACAGAAGGCAAAGGTGCCAATAAAAAGATGTACATCGAAGGT